TGCTCCGCGCGCTCGGCAAGGATGCAGACGAAATCCGAGAGCAACTCCGAGAGATGGCGTCGCAGTCGTCGGCTTGGGAGGAGATGACGGGGACGTGACCCGGGAGGCTGGCATCATGGGAATCGAGGTGAAAGGCAAAGAAGAAACGCAAGGCTCGCGCGGGGATGCAAAACCCAGGCGCGGAGGCCGCCCGACGAAGCTGACGCCGGAGGTTCACGAGGCGATCGTCGAGAAGATGCGGAACGGGTCGTTCCTTGAGCAAGCCGCCCGCTCTGTCGGCGTTCACCCCGTCACGGTGTGGCGGTGGCTCGAAGCAGGAGACGCTGAAGACGCGCGGGAGCCCTATGCGTCGTTCGCGCAGGACTTCCGGCAGGCCGAGGCGGAGGCGGAGGAGCGCGCCAAGGAGCAGCTTCGAGAGTGGGGCTCATCCGAGTGGAAGGCGACGCTTGCGTTTCTCGAACGGCGCTTCCCTGACCGATGGGGCCCGAAGTCGGAGCACCGCATTGAGCACGCCGGGGGCGCGTCTGTTTCGATCTACATCCCGGACAACGGCCGCGATCCGAAATGAGCCGAATCGAGATCCGTCCCAACCCCGGCCCGCAGGAGCGGTTCCTCTCGACGCCTGCCGACATCGCCTTCTACGGCGGCGCGGCAGGCGCCGGAAAGTCGTTCGCGACCATCCTGGACCCGCTGAGGCACATGCACCGCAAGGGGTTCAGGGCGGTGATGTTCCGCCGCGAGATGACGCGCCTCGTTGGCTCTGGCTCGCTCTGGGAGGAGTCGCAGGGCATCTACCCGCTGACGGGTGCGACGAGCCGCCAGAGCCCCGTGCTCGAGTGGCGCTGGCCGTCCGGTGCGGCGATCGAGATGCGCCATCTCCAGCACGAGAAGGACAAGCACGCGCACCAGGGCAAGCAGTACGCGGCGGAGTACTTCGACGAGGTCACCGAGTTCGAGGAGTCGCAGTTCCTCTATCTTCTGAGCCGTCTCCGGACGACGTGCGGCATCCGCCCGTATGTCCGAGGCACGTGCAACCCGGACCCTGATTCGTGGGTGCGCCGGTGGATCGACTGGTGGATTGGGGAGGATGGGCTCCCCATCCAGTCTCGGTCCGGCGTGCTTCGGTGGTTTGTGCGAGATGGCGACGACATGGTGTGGTTCGGCACCGAGGCCGAGGCGCTCTCGCAGTACCCGGACCGTCGCCCGCTCTCATTCACCTTCATTCCGGCAAGTTTGGCCGACAACCCGAAGGGCGACCCTACCTATCGCGACCGCCTCATGGCGCTTCCGAAGGTAGATCGGGAGCGGCTGCTCGGGGGCAACTGGAACGTGCGTGCATCGGCGGGCATGTTCTTCCGGCGCGACTGGTTCCCCGTCGTCGACGAGCCGCCCGAGTGCATCGCGTGGATGCGCGGCTGGGACCTCGCAGCGACCGAGCCGACGCCGGAGCGGCCAGATCCCGACTGGACGCGCGGGGCGCTCGTGGGGATCACACGAGACGAGAAGCTCGTCATCGCTGACATGGCGAGTCTGCGCGGCTCCCCTGGCGCCGTGGAGAGACTCGTCCTGGCGACAGCGCAGCAAGATGGGCGCGGAGTCGAAATCGGGCTCTGGCAGGACCCGGCGCAGGCCGGAAAGGCGCAGGTGGAGCACTATCAAAATCTCCTCTCCGGCTATGTGGTCGACTTCAAACCGGCGACGACCAACAAGGAGACGCTCGCGAAGCTGTGGTCGCCCAAGGCGGAGCGGGGCGAAGTGCTCCTCGTGCGCGGCCCGTGGAATCGTGAGTTTCTCCAGGAGGCCGAGGCGTTCGAGGGTGACAAGGGCAAGGGCCATGACGACCAGGTGGACGCCGTGAGCCGCGCCGTCGTGAGTCTCCTCGACATGGTGAGCGGCGCTCGGTTCTTGGATGCGATGACCACCCGAGGCCGGTCGGTGTTCTGGTGACAGGGGACGCAGTGCGCCGCTCAGGAGAATCTCGCCTCGTGGCCAAACGCCGAAAGGTCCCGCCGCGCCCCGTGGGCGTCGATGTCGTCAAGCTCGCTCGGGCACGAGCTAGAGACGTCGAGGACCGCTCGGACGGGTGGGTCAACAAGACGACGATGGGGAGCGCCGCGTTCGTGCGGGAACGCAGCGTGTTCTTGTCGCCGCGTGAGCTGTCGGATCGAGAGCTAGAGGAGCTTTACAGAAGCGACGACCTGGCCGCGCGCATCGTGAGCGAGGTTGTAGACGAGCGGATGCGACAGGGGTTCAAGCTCGCAGGCGACCCTGATGGAGAACTCGCGGCTGCGGTGGACCGCTACTGCGTCTCGAAGCGCGTGACCGAGGCGGCGTATTGGGGGCGGCTTTTTGGCGGGGGCGCAGTGTTCTTGTGGTTCGAGGGGCACGACCACGCCACGCCGCTGCGCGAGGAAGACATCCGGCCTGGGTCGCTCACGCGGCTCATGACGTTCGACAAAACCGAGCTGACGCCGCAGTCGTGGGTGACGGATTTCGCGGACCCTCGGTTCGGTGAGCCCGAGAAGTATCTGCTCACGCTCTCGCACTCCGGCGGCTCGCTCATCACGCCCGTGATTCACGCGTCGCGCCTCGTCATGTTCGGTGGCGCTGTGACCACCAGGCGCGTCCGCAACCGCCGCCAAGGCTGGGATGACTCGGTGCTCCAGCGATGCTGGACCGTGCTGCGCGACGTGGGAGAGAACTGGCAGAGCGCCGTCCACCTCATGAAGAACCTGAGCCAGTGGGTCTACAAGGTGAAAGACCTGGCGAAGATGGTGGCGGCGGGCGAGCGCGAGCGACTCCAGCAACTCATGGAGGACACGGACATGCGGCGCTCGGTGTTCCGTGGGCTCATGATCGACGCGCAGCATGAGGATGTGGCCAGCATCCCGACGGCGAACGTCACTGCGATCCCCGACATCCTCCAGCAGACGTGGATGCGCCTCGCCTCGGCAGCTGGGATGCCTCTCACGCGCTTGATGGGCATGTCGCCCGCTGGGCTCAACGCGACGGGAGAGAGCGATCTCGCGAACTGGTATAGCGTCGTCGAGGCCTACGGCGAACGCGAGATCCTGCCTGCTTTGCGCACCATCATCCGAGCGATTGCGCTCTCGGAGGGCTTGCCGAACATCAACGTCGACGAGTTGGACGTCACGTTCCCCTCGCTCTGGCAACTCGACCCCAAGGAGACGGCGGAGCTGCGCAAGATGGTGGCTGAGACGGATGCGATCTACATCCAGAACGGCGTGCTGCTCGGCGCGGACGTGGCGCTCTCGCGGTGGGGTCAAGGCGAGTGGAGCATGGAGACCGCGATCGACGAGAACTTCCGCGAGGAGATGCGGAAGCTCGAGGAGGAACGCCTGGCGGACCTCATGGAGCGCGGCGAACTCCCAGGAGAGCCTGCGCCGGAGGATAGCGGCAACGAGGTCGCGTGATGGCCTCGCGTGGCGCGCTCGTCCGCACGTTGGCGATGCGCGAGCTTTCTGGCGCGTACAGGCGCTCCAGGCTCGCAGCCAGGACGCCGGGGCAACCTCGTGAGGTCGAGGCGCGTCTCGCGACGCTGACGCGCTACATCGCGATGCGGTTCCACGCCTTCGCGGTGGCGCAGCTTGAAGGCATCCTCGGGCGCGCCGAAGCAGCCGCGAAGCGCGCTGACGCGGAGGACGATTTCGAGGGCGAAGAGGCCGAGGTTCGCCGCGTGCTAGCGCGCATCCGCAAGGTCGCAGATCGGTACGCGAGCGCTCTTGGATACGAGTTGGAACTGGCCGCCATCGCGAGGCAGCTCGACGACTGGAACCGCCAGGATGTGGCGCGGTATCTCGCGATCGACGTGGACTCGGTGGCGCCTGACCTAGCGGCGCTCCGTGAGTTTCGGCGGGCGACGGCGCGGCTCATCAAAGACATCCCCATCCAGCAGGCCGAGCGCATCGCGAACCTCGTGACGCAGGCGCAGACGACGGGGATGCGCGTCGAGACGCTCCAGAAGCGCCTCCAGGCCGAGGAGGGCATCGCCAAGAGGAGAGCCGAGCTAATCGCGCGAGACCAGGTGCTCAAGGCGAACGCCAAGCTCAACGAGGACCGGCAGAAGGAGGCCGGCGTCGAGCGGTACATCTGGAGCGCTGGTGCCGATGACCGCGTGCGGCCGATGCACCGTGACCTCGACGGCAAGACTTTCCGGTGGGATGACCCGCCCATCACGAACCCGCAGGGCGACCGGAATCATCCGGGGCAGGACTACCAGTGCCGGTGCGGAGCCATCCCGCTCATGCCGGGCGACGAGGAAGCGGACGACATCACCAGGCGCGCCATGGCCGCAATCCGTGGCGTGGCCTAGCGCGGGGACGCGGCGGCCCTGTGGGGCGATGCTGCGGCCGTGCAGAAGGTCACGCGACGATACGACGCCGGACGCCTGGAGCGGGCCGAGAGGACGCCCCAGGGCGGCATCCGCGCGCCCGCCTACCTGACGCGGGTGGGGGTGTTCGAGTACCGCAACCCTGACGGGTCCATCCGGCGTGAGCTTCGGCCGCCCGATGAGGTGTTCGCCGCCGAGTCGCTGGCGACGCTCCGCGGGGCGCCGGTGACGCATCTGCACGTCGCTGAGATCGACGCGAAGAACTGGCAGCTCCACACCAAGGGCCACGTCGCCGATGACAGCGTGCGACGCGATGGCGACTTCGTGGCTGCTGACCTCGTCATCCAGGACGCGCGCATCGTCGAGATGATCGAGCGCGGGGAGTTGGTCGAGATTTCGCTTGGTTACCAGGCGATCATGGACGAGACGCCCGGCGTCTGGGAGGGGCAGCCCTACGACGCGGTGCAGCGGTCGATCGTCTACAACCACGCCGCGCTGGGGCCGAAGAACTGGGGCCGCGCGGGGAGCAAAGTGGCACTGCGCCTCGATTCGCGTGGGGACGCAATCCCGCCGTGCGCAGAGGATGACGGCGAACAAGCGCGCCTCGCGGCGCCGGAGATGCACATGGACGCCAAGAAATTCGAACTGGTCAATGGTGTCGAGTACGAGGTCGGCACTGCCGCGCATCGCGAGGCCGTGCGACGTCGTGACTCGGAGGAAGAGAAGCGCGACGAGGAGATGCAGAAACTCCGCGATGAGAACGAGAAGCTCAAGGAGAAGCTCGACGAGCTGACCGAGAAGCTCAAGGACTCGGAGAGCGAGAGAGAAAAGGCCGACAAGAAGGCCGACTCGCTCGTCGAGGAGCGCGCCCGTGTTCGCGCCGATCTCCTCTTCGCTGCTCATAAGCGCGGCGTCGAGGTGCGGGCTGATGCGTCGGACGATGAGATCCGTCGCGCCGTTCTCGCGAAGGTCGCGCCCTCAGTGAAGCTCGACAGCTACGACGCGGAGCGACTCGCCGTCGTCTACGACTACGAGATGAGCCGCGGCACGCAGGTTGCCGCCCCGGCGCAGGATCCGATCGCGCGCGCGGTGCTCGACTCTCGTGAGAGCGCAGCGAAGCCCGCTGTGAGCAAGGCCGCTCAGGCGAAGGCCGACTACTACGCCCGGCTCACCGGGAAGAAGACGGCGAGCTGATCGCCTTCGGAGGAAACCATCATGGCACAGACCACCATCAAAAATACCCATGACGGCGCGATGAAGGGGCAGATCGGCGCCGTGCTCTGGGAGGGGCTCAAGTTCTCCGCCGTCGTGGCGTCGGGCAAGAGCGTCACCCCTGGGCAGCCCGTCATCGTCTCCAGCGTGACGGGTGACGGCACCCTCGTCGTCCGCGCGATCGAGAACAGCGACACGATCGACGAGACCACGGTGCTCGGGTTCGTCGCGCTCGACACGCTGCGCGAGAACGAGAACAACACGGGCTACGGCGCGGGCCGCACCGTCACCGTCATCCGCAAGGGCATCATGTACGTGCAGACCAGCGCAGCCGTCGCCGCGATGGCGCCCGTCTACGTCGGCAACCTGACGGCGCAACTCGGCAACATCGACGACGAGGCGGGCACCGGCATGGTGCAGTACCCCGGCGCGCAGTTCCTGAGCGCCACGTCTGCCGCCGGGATCGCCAAGATCCTCATCGACACCCGCACTTCGCAGCCGGACGCAGTCTCGAGCTGATCACGGAATCACGGAGAAACGACCATGGGAAACATTTGGCAGATTCGACATGATGGCGCTCCGGGCGGTTCCGGCGCTCTCCAGTCGTGGCATGGCCTGAGCCGCGTGTTCGCGGATCCGGTCATCGCTCACCAGTTCCGCCAGGACGGCGTCGACACCATGATCCTCCAGCAGCAGCTCGAGGAGATGGAGGCCGAGGTCTTCCGCGCGATCTATCCGACGATCAAGACGCCGCAGATCATCCCGATCGACGCGAGCGGCGATCCAGGTGCCGAGACCTACGCTTTCGGCAACCAGGACGGCGTCGCGAAGTGGGGTCTGCTCGCGGACGACGCGCGCGGCAACGACGCGCCCTCGCAGGAGATCACGCGTACGAAGGACGTGTTCCGCTACTATTCCTTCGCGCACGCGTTCTCGTACACGATCAACGACCTCCGCCGCGCTGCTCTCGCTTCGCGCAATGGGCCCGCGCTCGCGCTCGAGGTCGAGCGTGCTCTCCTCGCTCGTCGAACTGCCGAGGAGCTCCAGGAGAAGATCATCGCGAACGGGTACTCGGGGACCGACCTCCAGCCGCTCCTCAACTACTCGGGCGTCGGTTCTGAGGACGTCGCGTCCTGGGAGGACGAGACGGACGGCGAGACGCTCCTCGCGGCCATCGTCGGCACGTTCATGAAGCGCATCAGCGCGTTGGGCGGGGCCGAGGAACTCTACCCGAACCGCTGGGTGCTGCCGCCCTCGGCGTACTTCCACGCGGCCGGCCTCCCGATGTCGGTGGCTGGCGGCACGCTCGTCACGGACCGCAGCGTCCTCGACGTCGCGACGAACCAGCTCCGCCGCATCGTGCCGGACTTCGAGTTCCAGTACTGGCGGTACTGCACGCTCGCGGAGCCCGGCGGGTCGCGTCACCGCTCGATCCTCTACCGCTACAGCACGGACGTGCTCCGCGCGAAGATCTCGGTGCCGTTCGAGATGCTCCCCGTCCAGCCTGAGGGCTTCGGCTTCAACGTGCCGTGCCACTTCCGGCTCGCGGGCACCGTCATCCACCGGCCGGTTGGCGTCTACTACGTCGACATCGCGCCGAAGACGCCCTGATCTCTGAGCGACCCATCTAGCTGCCTCGCCCGCCCTGGCCACGTGCCTCGGCGGGCTGAGGCGGTAGGAGGCCCAGCATGGCGAAGAAGCGCACCACCCAACCCGCCAAGAAGGCAGCCGAAGTTGAGAGCGCGCCCGATGTGCTTGAAGCGATGACGGAAGATCCCATCGCAATCGAGGCGCAGCCGGAGCCGGTGAAGCGATACGAGGCTCCCGTGGAGCACGATCGACTGAAGGTGCGCAACATCTCGTCCGCCGTCTGCAATGGCATCGCGCCCGGCGCCGTGGGCGAGCTTCGCGCAGACCACCCCGCGCTGAATCCGCTCGCGCTCGAGCTTGAGATCGTGGGGTGACACGTGGCCATCCCGTCGCTCGCTGACTTCCGCGTCCGCTTCCCCGAGTTCGACGACGCGCCCGATGCGATCGTGCAAGCGTGTCTCAGCGAGGCGGAGCTCCAGACGCCCGAGCGCGTATGGCTCGCGCGTCAGAGCGACGGAATCCTGTGGCTCGCGGCGCATCTCATCACGATCCATCCGCACGCCAAGGAGATGCGCATCGATGCGGTGGGGCACACGCTCTATCAGATGCGTCGGGAGGAACTGGAGCGCATCGTCTACACCGGCCCGATGGTCGTGGGGTTGAGCTGATGGGCGTCCGGGTTCGCGTCGTCAAGGACCGCCTCCCGAAGTATCGGCAGACGCTGGAGGCGCTCTCGCGCCGCTCTGTTCGCGTCGGCATCCTCGGCTCGAAGGCGGAGGAGCGACACAAGGATGAGGCCGGAGAGCCCACTCCTATCACCGTGGCGGAGCTTGCCGTCATTCATGAGTTCGGCACGGCTACGATCCCGGCGCGCTCGTTCATCCGCGTTCCAGTCGACTCCATCCGGCCGCTCATACGAGAGCAACTCGTGAAGTACGCACATCGCTCCGTCGAAGGCGGAGCTGCGCCGGAGAAGGCGATGGAGTTCGTCGGGGCGTGGGTGGCATCTCTTCTGGCCAATGGCATCCGGAAGGGGCTCCCCGTCGCGCCGCTCGCCGAAGCAACGAAGAGGCGACGACGCGGCAAGGTCGCCATCCCGCTGTTCGACACGGGGCAGCTCGCTTCGTCTATCTCCTACGAGGTCGTGGAGCGATGAGGTGGAGCGACATCCAGACGCGCCTCGTCGAGGCGATGGAGATGGCGGCGGGAGGTGGCATCAAGGCCTCGTGGAACCGCCGCGAATCCGCGTGGCGCGCGAAGAAGTTTATCAAGCTCGACGTGCTCAACATCGAGCGCGTGGGGCACACCGAGATCCTCCGCGTCTACGACTCAGACGAGGACAAACTCGTCGAGGTGGCGCGCAACCTCCATGTGCTCGTCGTGCAGGTATCGGCCGAGTCGCAGAGCCAGGAGCTTGCGGACACCGCGCTCGCCATCGCGTCGAGAGTCCGCTCTCGCCTCGCGCTTGCCGAGGTGCGCGCGCTCATCGAAGACGCAGGCCTCGCGGTCGCCACGGCTGGCACGATCGTGAATACGTCCTACGTCGATCCGAGTGACGTGGGTCGCCACGTCTCCCGCGCCACGTTCGACCTGCGCCTCAACGTGACCTCGGACGAAGTGGCCTCCGTGCTCACCGACTACATCGACTCCGTATCCGTACGCGGCGAGGTCTACGATCCGGGCGCCGTGGTCGGCGAAGACCCGCCGCGCCTCGTCGTCGAGGGGGAGATCGACGCGCACAACTGAGCGGGGACGCACGGCAGAGGACGGGGGACAGTTCGGCCAGCCAAGGAGTGACGCCCTATGTCCATTCGCGAATACGTCACGACCACGATTACTCGGGAGACGACCTTCCCGCGTTCTGCGTCGTTCGACACTCTGCTCTTCTGCGTGCTCGACGCCTCGTTCGATCCCGGCGAGAAGTTCCGCATCTACTCGAGCGACGCCGAGGCCCAGGATGACTCTGACCTCGGCCCCGTCGCCAAGGCGATGCTCCGGGCCGCGTTCGCGCAGGAGCAGCACGTGCCGAGGATCATCGTCGCGCCGAACACGAAGGCGGCCGGCAAGGTGACGTATCGACTCACCCCGGTGAGCGGCGCGCTGTCCATGAGCGTCACTCTCATCGCGCCGAACGGCACCGAGACGGTGATCACTGGCTCGGATGTGGCGGACCCGGCCGACGCTCTCACGGACTTCGCCTCAAATCTCGACGCGGTCTCCGGAATCGGCGCCTCCGTGGACTCCGGTGCCGTTGTCGTTGAAGTCGACGCGGACAACACCGTGTGGAGGCTCAAGGACTTCGTGAACATCGCGAGCGTCATCGATGAGACGGCGGACCTCGGCTACGACGACGCGCTCTCGGAGCTGGCTGACGAGGTCGAGTTCTACGGCGTCTGCATCGACGTCAACAGCCCGGCGAACATCGCGGCCGTGGCGGCGTGGGCGCTCGCGAATGAGCGCGTTTTCTACGCTGGCCCCGAGGTGCTCGACCCGGCCGACTACGCGGCGACCGCTTCGGCGCTCAAGAGCGCGAGCAACACGCGCGTGTTGTCCCTCGTGAAGCGCGCGGGCAAGAACGAGTACGCGGCGGCGGCTCTCGCAGCCTACATGCGATCGTTCGAACCCGGCTCGGCCACGTACGCGTTCAAGTCTCTCGCTGGAGTCACGGCGGACGCCTGGAGCTCGACCCAGCGCGCGGCGTTCAAGACGAACAACGTCGTGATGTACATCGAGACGGCGGGGCGCTCGCACACTTCCGAGGGCTACACGGCGGACGGCGAATACCTCGACGTGATCGAGGGGATCGACTGGATCCGAGCGCGGCAGGCCGAAGGGATTTTTGCGCTGCTCTTGCAGAAGCCGAAGGTCCCCTACACCGACGAGGGCGGCGCGCTCATCGGCAACGTCGTGCGCGGCGTGCTCCTCCAGGCCGAGAGCGCCGACCGGCGCATCCTCGAGGCGGGGAGTTCAGAGGTCATCGTTCCGCCCGTCGAGACCATCCCCGCGCCGGACCGCGCCGCGCGGCACTTCAAGACGATCCGGTGGACCGCGCGTCTCGCTGGAGCCGTCCACTATGTCACCGTCAGCGGCGCCGTGAGCGTCTGAGGAGAGTCGACCAATGCCGATCAGCACGACCAGCTACAACTCTCGCGACTACACTTGCATCGTCGGCACGGACGCGATCGAAGGCTTCGCCGAAGGCACGGGTATCTCGGTCACTTGGGAGTCCGACCTCACCTCGGACCAGGCCGGAATGAACGGCGACGTTGTGGTGAGCGATCTCAACGACCGCCGAGCGACCGTCACCATCACGCTCCTTGCAACGAGTGCATCGAACGCCGCGCTCAACGCCCGCGCCCGGTTCGGCATCAAGGGGCCGTTTGAGTTGAGGAACATCCGCACCGGAGAGCTCGCGGTGTTCTCCGAGTGGTGCTGGGTTCAGGCCATGCCGCAGATCGACATCGCGGCGGAGGCGAGCGCGCGCGCGTGGGTCATCCGGCTCTCCAATGCGCAGGTGCGCATGACTCCCCAACCTCCGATGATCCCGGGCTGAGGTAGCGTATGACGTACGAGCTGCACACCGAGACGCGAGAGATCGACGGCGTTACGTTCCGTATCACGCGGTTGCCGTTCAAGAAGAGTCGGGCGACTCTCCTGCTCCTCGGGAGGAAGGTTATTCTGCCGCTCCAGAAGGCCGTGGGAGGCGCGAGCCTTGGCGGCGCCATGGGAGATGACTCTGGCAAGCGCGCGGCGACTCTGGACGCCATCGGCGCAGTCGTCTCGGGCCTAGATCTCTC